TGTTGTTTTACTCATTATGTCCTCACTTTCATTTATTGTTTATGTCTTTATATTTTTCTTATATCACTATTGACAATATAGTCAATAGGGATTATATAGGATATTGACAATTAATTGTTTAATTTATTGTCCTTAAAAAGGCGGTGTCTCATGTGTACACGCTTGAATATAGCAATTACTGGAATATTCACACCGCCTATAAGAATATGAAAGTATGAAATTAAATAAATTAAAAGATAAAAAAAATTCATACGCTTTAAGTCAATTAAATGGTGTTTTTGATGATACAAAATTTGTTAATGAAATTATTTATGAATATTTTTTTAAACAAGTCAAAAATATGAATAAAAAAGAGTTTAAAGAATTTTTAAAAATAGTGAATATTGATTATGAAACTTTATAAATCAAAAAAATTATTAAACATAGATAACAACGCCAAAACAATTAAGGGTCAAAAGTATAAATATATGACCGCAATTCTATATCTAGCACCACAACGAACAAGCGGTTTTAATGTTTGTGCGATGGCAAGTAAAGGTTGTATGGCAAGTTGTTTAAATACGGCAGGGCGGGGTCAAATGAATTCAGTTCAACAAGGTCGTATTAATAAAACAAAATGGTATTTTATAGAGCGTGAAAGTTTTTTAGATCAATTAAGAATAGAAATAAAAAGACATATTTTAAGATGTAAAAAAAAGGGCTTCAAGCCCGCTATTAGATTAAACGGCACAAGCGACATTGATTGGAATATTCACGGCTTATACAATGAATTTCCAAAAGTTAAGTTTTATGATTATACCAAAATATACAAGCGAGCATTAAAGTATGTAAAAAAAGAATATCCTAAAAATTACCATTTAACTTATTCATTAAACGAGGATAACAAATCGCAAGCGATTGACATATTAAAACGTGGCGGCAATATTTCAGCCGTTTTTAGATCAAAAAAACTTCCAAAAAGATTTTTAAATTATAGAGTTTTTAACGGGGATAAATCGGATTTAAGATTTAATGACCCTAAAAATGTTATTATAGGTCTATACGCCAAAGGTCGAGCGTTAAAAGATCAAACAGGATTTGTGCAAGATGTTTAATTTTGTGCGAATAATTATGGTAAGTATGAGAAGGGGTATGCTTTTAAATTTTACCCGCTTGACTACTAGCAAGAGTTGATCGCTTGTGAGTGCTTAATGTCATATAGAAAAAGCCATAATTTAAAACTAACAAGCGACAAGCTCAAGCGACAAGCGAACGAGCAGAAAGGATAATATGAAAACATATAGAGCAGTAATTAAAACCACTCAGGAATGGACTAAAAATATAAAAATTCCTGATGATGTAGAAGACATAAAAGATTATGTTAATGACCACTTTCACGAAACCCACTATAAAAATTTTGATAATAGTTGGAAAAATAATTTAATAGTTCCAGAAGAATATGAAATTTTAGATATACAAGCGAGCGAGCAGAAAGGATAATATGAAAAAACATAAAATAACTGATTGGACAATTACCGCAGTTGTAGAAAGACCAGACGGCACTTGGTATGACCATACTATTACAGACTTTCCAGAACATATTGGAATTACAATAAATGAATGGTTACAAGATTATAAAACAACGGAAGAGGTAAAAAATGACACAACGAGATGAAAAATTATTAAAAGAATTTGAAGAGTGGTTAGACACTTGCCCCGTAGATTGGTATGAAGTGGGACACCCAAGTTCAGATATTGTTTGTGTAAATTTTTTACCAGACATTTTTAACAAACACATTTATCAAAAGGATAAGCAATGACACAACGAGATGACGGACACGACTATCGAGATAGTAAGAACAAAGCGCAGGCGTATGAGCGTAAGAAAAAGGAAAAAGAAAAATTAGATTATTGTATAGCTCACGCAGATTATTTATATGATAAATTAATGAGCATGATTGTCGATGATTTTAAAAATCAAAAAAAGAATTTTGGTGAAAAAGATTTTTTATCTAAATTAACTAAAAAAGAACTAGAAAAATATGTTGAGGATCAAATACTCGCAGATGGTTTTTTAGTTGCAGATGAAGAATAATCTATGAAACTTATTCCATACAAGCAACATACTCATGTAGGATATTGTGTTTATTTTTTATATGATAATGATAAAATAGTTTATATTGGATATACTTTTAATTTAGGTAAAAGATTAGGAGAACATAGTCAATGGACAAACACTAGAGAGGGTCATAGAAATCAATTAGTAAAAAAACAATTTACTCATTATTCAATCATTCCTATGGATGATGGTAAAAAAGCAAGAGAGTTGGAAAGTAAATTAATAAAAAAATACCAACCAAAATATAATAGAAATAATTATTATCGTTGGGTGTCTACTGGAAAAAAATATGTATGTTATAAGCCAGATCGTGCCTTTGGTATGCGTGAAACAGAACCTAAAAAAGTTATTTATACTTTGATGTCTTGGAAAAAAACTAAGAAAAACAGACATTGGAATTATAAGGGAAGAGAGTAAACCTACAAGCTAGACAAATACTTCACACAATCTTCAAGCGAATCAACAATAGGAACAAGCGATGACAACGGAGAATCTACAAGCGCAAGCGTTTGCTTGCCCTCAAACAACAGGTGTTTACTCTTCCACTCCACAAGCACGAAAGAGTTTTTGGGATGTAGGATATGAAATGAAATTTGATGAGGGGACAGGCGAGCTTTGTTGCCACTTGCAACTTTAAGTTCTACTGTGAAAAAGGTGCTATTAATATTATAGCCCAATAAATCAGGAGTCCCAAATAAGCTTTGGTTTTCAATTCTAGTCCAGATGATATCCTTAGATACCCTTTTAAGTTTTTCATATAATTTTTTCTCAGGTTTCAAGATAACTAGGGACGTCTATTCTGGTGTCTTAGGCGCGATAATTAACTTTGATCTCGTGGGTTTTAATACAACACGAACAGCGCTTTGTCCAATTATATTTGACTCTTGCACTTCAATTCTTCTAACCTCTTCCAGATGTCCACCCACTTGCATATAAATGGTGGCATTGGATACGGCATTGCCCTTTTTACCATCAGTGAATTGATCTAAGTATTCCTGTAGATGTTTAACAAACATTATTGACTTTATAGGATAGTTACTTTAAATTGTCAATTATGGCGATAAAAAGATCATTGACATCAATGCAAAGGAAGTTTGCACAACTTCTTGTATACGGGGATCCTGAAACAGGCAAACCCTTGAGTAAATCAGAGGCTGCAAAGATGGCGGGATACAGCTCTAATAGAAATAATCGTAGTGGGTATGAGCTTACAAACCCTAGAATACACCCGTCAGTCGTTAAGTACATAGAACATTTAGAAGAGGAAATGTTGGAAAAACACAAAGTTACTAAGTTAAATCACCTAGCACAGTTAGACAGAATTAAAGAACTAGCTATTAAAAAAGGTAATATGTCTGCCGCTCACAACGCTGAAAAATCTAGGGGTCAGGTTGAAGGATTATACATAAATAGATCTTTAATTAAAACTGGAAAACTTGAAGATATGACCAAAGAAGAGTTAGATAGAGAGATTAAACAAACAGAGGAGGATTACGCTTTAATTGCGGCTCCAGATAAAACTAAATCTTCTGAATCTTCTTCACCCACTGACGAGGAATCATCGTCCGATCCCCAAAAGTAAAACTACCATCGTCTTCCCGATCGTAAGAAGCAAACAACTTAATTGATTTTTTATCTTTAGAATACAACCAACCTTCGTTAACAGGTCTTGCAAATTTCATTCTATCAAACTCTTTGTCAGTAGCCCAGCCCCCATCGGATACGCAATCAATCCATTCGACTCGCACTCTTGGATAAGGTATGTCGGAAGTTATTGAGGCAACAGCTTTTCTTTTTTTACTAGGCATACCCCCTTATATCAGCTTTCTATAAGGGATCTAGAAAGTTTTAAGTTACAGAGACAAAAATGAAACGTTTCGCGGAAGGCCTTTCTGTATAGTGACAAAATAATTTGTCTACCTAAACATGATTTGTCACTTAATTTGTCTACCCTAAAGTCAATAAAATCAACACTTCTAGACTAAAACGACAAAAAGACACTTTTTACTCCTTACTTTTCTTGTAAAAATTTTTTAAACTTTCTAGATCCCTTATATAGATTAATCTGCCTTATTTTTGCCGTAATGTCGCCTTAATGCTGCCAACCTATCCTCTGCGTTTGAAATCTTTTGTAACATTTTGTCAACTTCACCCAAGATATCTGTATGCTCTGGAATGATTAAGTTGTGTTCGTTGATTGCATCTATTCTGTAGATCGCATCTTCTATGTCAGATTCATATCTTTTCATCAGAGCGATAAACATTTTATCGTTCATTTTTCATCTCCTTCTCTAATTGTGGCAAATCTATGTCGATTGCCTCTTTTTCGTCAAACTTTAACTCATGATACATGTCTAATCGTTTGAGAAACTTGTGCTTCCATGATCGTAAATCAGCCCCAGAAACCTTGAATTCTTGGTAATATAGGTCAGGAGTGCATATCATTATTATACCTTGTTCTATGTTTGATTTATGCACATAGTCGTGTGCCATGGCATATGCTGCTATCTGCAGTTTATAGTCATCAATCCACTCTTCTCTCTTTGCTCGATTCGCTTGCTTGAAGTCTACGATACTTTCCATACCATTGTGATTGCAAAC